ATTGTCTTCTTGCTTCACGCTTTTCTATGTCAGTAACATTTTGTTGATAAGGAGACATAAACCTTTGTAAGTTATCTTCATAACTCAATGGTGTATAAGCATCTCCCATAGAACCTGCTTGATAGGTGGGAGCATCTAGTGTTCCTGCTTCATATGTAGACTGTCTAATAGTTGGGTCATAACCAGATGTTATATCTCTAGCTTGATATCCTGAATCAAATTGACCTGCTTGATAAGAAGGAGCATATTGACTTGCTTGATAAGTTGGTCCTACTTGACCAGCTTGATAGGTGTCACCCATTTGTTGTGGCTGATAACCTGACTGAACTTGTCCTGCTCCGTATTCGCCACCTATAGTTCCTTGTTGATTAAATCTAGTTTGTGCATCTGTATAAGCTTGAGGAGTACCTGCAGTAGCAAAACCTCTAGTCATTGCTTGAGATGTTAATTCATCAGGAGAAAAATAAGCTAATCTTTGACCTCCATATGGGTCATAGCCTTGTAAACTTTCTGCTTCACCTCTTTGTAGTAGTCGCTTAAAATACGGCTCTACATAATCTGGTAAATCAGTATTAGTAACAGTTGTTTCTGTTGGTGCGGAGCTACCGCCTCCTTTGTAATATCTCATTATTCTGCATCCTTAAAGTTATATTCATAGAAAGTTGCTGGTTTCTTCCAGCCTTTTCTATTCTTTACCCAATTCCATTGTCCGTGTCTTCCCATGCCTTCAATACCATCACACTCGCTTTCTCTAGCAAATCTAGTAATAACATCCAATCCTATCTCTACCCAGTTTTGCATATTGTTTCCAGAAGTATGCTCAAGGTTTAACATTTTTTTACCTGTAGGATAAGTATTAAACATAGTTATTAATACGCCAGATATTTCTAAACTTTCTTTTTCAAAAATAATCCATAAATGGCATCTGTTATTTAAACAGTCATAAAATATATCTTCTACTCTTATTCTATCACCTGAACGACTAGCAGACTTCTTTAAATACTTTTCACATTTATCCCAAACTAATGATAATTTATCTGAAGTTACTAAAGATAAACTATATTCTTCTGTTTTAGTTTCTGGTTCTTTTATTGCTACTTGATTCATGCTGGTAACATTCCTCCAGCGTTAGCTAGTCTTGGTGCTTGTTTGGTAGTTCCTGTTTTTTCCCTTCTTACTCTATCCATCATTGCATAAAGTTCTTTAGAGCCAGCATCTGAACTGCCATCTCCTAACATTGAAACTACATCAGCAGGAACAATAAACTCATCTTGTGATACGGCTATTCTTTCTTGATTGCCAATACGACCAAATAAGTCATCATCCATTCCGCCATTACCATCGCCTTGTATCTGTCCTTCTGTTTGTGCATTAGGAACTAAGCTTTGCAATATTTGTTCTCTTAATTGCATGAAAGCTTCATTACCATATTTTTCTACAAAAGCATTAAGAGCATCGCTATTATCAGATGTTCCTAATATAAATTCAGTTACTTCAGCAATAAGAGGGTCAGTCATACCGCCTTCTTCATATCCCATTGCATCTACAACTTGCGGTGCTACTTTATTTAAAGCTTCTAAACCTTTATTAGGAAGCGTATCTCCACCTTCTGCTCTACCTCTTATACCTGCCATTCTAGTTCTAGGTAATCCCATATTAACTGATGGTGCAGGCATTAATTGCTGTATTACTTCTGGTGGTAATTGTTGCAGAACTTCTGGAGCTAATTGTGGTATTGGCTGAGGCATAGGTTGAGCCATTTGTGGTGGTTGCATTATAGGCTGCGGTACATTAGGAGGTGTAATTCCTATACTGTCTATAAAATCTCTTTCATCAATTGAAGATATAGGTGCAGGCATTGGCTGTTGCATTACAGGTTGAGGCATAGATACTGGAGGCACAAATGGAACGGATGTTTCATTAGGCATACGAGGTATTATTTGTGCTTCAGGCATAGGCATAGGCATAGGTTGTTTCATTACTGGTGGCATTAAAGGTGCTACAGGTTCTTGCATTGCTGGAGGTGCTACAGGCATAGGTTGAGCCATAATCGGAGCAGGAGGTCTACCTATAGTTTGTTCAAAATCTCTTTCATCAAAATCGCTATTATTGCCTATTCTATCTATAGACATAAAATCATCTATAGGAGGTGCTGTTGGTAACATAGGTGCTGTTGGATTTAATCCACCAAATAAACCACCTAGTCCTCCACCACTTTCATCAAAAGTTGCAGAACCGCCTGGGAACATCATTTCATCTGGTCTTTGTATAGAAAAATCACTTCCATTAGAAATTGTATAATCTACTGGAACATCAACAGGTGGTCTAATCATAAAGTCTTGACCTACTCCTGTGTCTATTTCTTCTTGTACACCTGGATTAAACTGTGAAAAATCTATTCCACTAAAATCCATATCGCCTATTCCTGGAAGGTTAATTGGAAAATCTCCAATAGCTTCTATAGGAGGAAATTTAAATCCAGGAGGAAATTTAATTGGTGGAAAATCAATAGGTGGATAATCAATAGGTGGTCCATCTATTGGTGGTGGTGGTGGTGGTGGTCCGTCTATTGGTGGTGTAACTGGTGGTGGTGGTGCAGCATTAGTAAATTGCAATCCTTCTGGTGCTTGCCCTGAATAAGCTGCGTATGGGTCAATAGAAGTTGTTGGTGCAATAGACGCTTGCATACCTCCAAAGCCTCCTTTAGAGCCTTCATAAGTATCAATACCTCCTACAGGTCTACTTCCTAAATTACTAGCAGGAGCACTTACAGTAGCTGGATTAAAATACATTGTTTCTGGTGCAAAACCAGCCATAAAGTCTGGATTTACTTGATAAGCTGCTCTATCAGGTGCATATATTTGTGGTAGGTCTCCACCAGTATAGCCACCAGCATTACCGCCACCATAGCCACCAGCAGCATTAAATCTACTCATAGGGTCGCTATAATTAGCACCACCAGAATAATCATTTATATAAATATCTTCTATAGGATAATTTTCACCTGTTTGCCCACCTGCATCAAATCCTATTATTCCACCTGCTGCAGAATAAAGAATCGGCTCTGGTGTATTTCTATACATTTCTTCTTTGTCTTCGTTGTATCTTCTTAATCTATCCGCTTCTTGTTGAGCAAATAGTTCTTGTGATTCCATAATAGAAGTACCACCCATGCCTATTCCTGCTGGGATATAAGCACCAGGTTGACTTAATCCTTCTACTAAATTACCTACTCCTGAACCAAATTGATTGCCTACTGCATCAGCACCAGCATTAGTAAAAGTATTAGCTCCTACTGCTTGTCCAAATCCTTGTTCTGCTAATGGATTAACTACTGAAGCACCTACTGTTGGACTTCCAAATGCAGCTTGTAGATTTTGTACACCTGTAGAAGATGCTGCAGTTTTTGCTGCTTCTGCACCTGCTTGTTGAGTTGCTTGATTAATTGCATTGATACCAGCTTCAGTTCCCATTTCTCCTGCTGTTGTTACTGCAGATGTTGCTACATCAGTACCAGCTTGTGCACCTGCTGCACCTGCTGCACCTTGTAATGCAGAACCTACTCCATAACCAGTTAAACCAGCTAACAAACCTTTTTTAAGGTCTCCTGTTACTGCATATTGTGCAACTCCTGAACCTATAGCTCCTGCTGCTAAAGAAGATAAACCGCCTACTCCTGTTAATAAACTACCACCTAATAAAGAACCTGCAAGAGGTGCTAAGAAAGGTAAGAAAGCTTCAGGCTGTCCTGTTTCTGGATTTACAGTTATAGGCATTGCTTGTGCTAAACCTTTAACTTCTGCAGGATTAACATGCAATAGCATAGAATCGCCATAACGACCTTGTGCTGCTACATTTTTAGTTTGTTGTTGAATATTCATAATTATCTATCCTCTGTTGTTTCGCATCCAAACATATTAAAACTCATATCTACTGCACTTGTATAAACTTTTACAACATCTGTTTGGTTTAATGTTATACCTAAAACGATTGCTAAGGAATCATTAGCTGCAACTGATTTGCCGTAATATAAATATTGTTTATCGTCAGCACCAGCACCAGCTACATGAATACTTAGTCTAAAAGTGATAGCAGAACCTGTGCGATTTGCTGCCACAATAGAACTAACAGTTGTTTGTGTCATATCGGGTACTGTGTAAAGAACAGTAACTGTTGTTGCTGCTGGGTCTACTTGACCTAATACTTTAAGATTATCAGCCATGTTTCATTCCCATTAATAAAAATTGATGTCTTTTAGATGCCTTGCTTGTTACTGTTGATTGCATCCTTTGTACTGTAGTAATTTTAACATTTAAATCTTCAATAGCTGTTTCAATAGTTCTTCTAGTTAAAGCTTCATTATTAGAATCATATTCTATATTTGGTAATGGTAATGCTATCGTTTTAATATCAGCCATTATCTTTTACCATCTGGTCTAATATCTAATCTTAAATCTCCAACTCTCCATCCATAATCACTAGCATCACTTGATATTCTTAATGCAGCTTGTCTGCTTCTAGCTCTAGTATTTTCAAAAGTAGATTGCGGAGTTACATTAATTGTTTGTAAAGTTGATAAATCTTGTAATGGATAATCTCTACCTTTGATAGTAAAAGTAACTGTATCTGAAGTAGTTTGTTGGTCTCTAAATTCTACATCTGGTATAAGTTTAGATATAAATGTAAATCTATCTCCGTCTGGAGCTAAATCAAAATCACTTGATTCTATAAAGGCAGAAAAAGAATTGTCTCCATCACCATGACCAATTTCGTGACTGTAAATATAATTAATATTTGTATCATCATTCTTACTAGCTGCTAAAGGATTTTCAAATATAGATGCTTCATCCCAAGCTGTTCTTACAAAGTTATCTGCAGTTGTTCCTATAGACCATGTGCCTTCTAAATAATTATATAAAACATATTTGTCTATTTCTGTATTAGTGCCAGAAGGATAGAAAAACATTACTTCATTTACGCCTTCATTGGCTGCTGCAAATACTTTATATGCTTGGTCTTGGTTTAAATCAGACAATACATAATCTAATACTGTGCAAGGTAATCTTTGTGTAGAACCTGAATAGACATGAAATCCACTTCTATCCATAAAATAAACTCTGTTGTTAGCACTAACTGCTGCATTAGGAGATATTAAAGATGGACCTTCTGCTACTTCTGTAAATGAAAATATAAATGGTTCTCCAACAAAACGCATAGAAACTATACCTGTATCTGTCCATATAAGTATTTCTTGTCTTGTTCTCAAAGCACCAATAATAATAGAGCCTTGTGATAATTGAACACCACCAGCTTGGTTTGTTGCTGTAGGAGTCCAGTCAACAGCACTCTCTCTATCTGAAAATCTTACTAACAAAGGGTCAAGTACAGAAGAACCTATTGGATTACAGCCAAAAGCTATAACATGCTTGTCTACATCAGACATCATTATTTGCAATACTTTTGTAGGCACATCGCTAGCACCTGATTCTGCAGATAATAAAGTTGCTCTAGTTGTTACTCCTTCAGATTTATCCCAAAAATATATTTGGTCTGCTCTAGGAGCTGCTATCAAATCATCTCCAAAATTATCTATAGACCATAATCTTAATTGGTTTGTAGATGTAAGGTCTCCTGCTGAACCGAATGTTCCTGCACCCCATGTATTTACACCCCAACCAGTACCTCTAACATAAACATCTAGACCTGTATTAATTTGGTAAACGCCATCAATACCAGAACCACCATTTCCTGTATCACTACTGTTAGCTGCAACAGCATCTCCATTAGAATCTTTTGCAATAAAAGTATATGTATCAGTACCTGTAACTGCTTCTATTTGATATTCTTGATTAAGTACATCAGCAGTAATTACACCGCCTAAACTAACTGCACCAGCAATAGTAACAAAATCTCCTGTTACTGCTCCGTGGTCATCATCTGTAGCTGTAATTGTGCTAGAGCCATTAGTAGCTGCAAAAACAATTCCATTAGTAGTTGTGGCTCTTATAGGAGTAATATCATAAAAAACATTACCGCTTAAATTGTAAAGTTTTTGATTAGTACCTATACCTATAAAAGAGTCACCACCAGCAGCTTTATATGGGTACATCTTTCTAGCTGTTCCTATAAATCCACTCTCGCTGTATTTTGTCCAACCGCCTATTCTTTCAGGTTTACCTTTACGAAATCTAACTTTATCCGCATCAAACCAACCACCTTCGTTACTATAATTAGTACCTTCTTTGTTTATTCCTGGTTTGAATACATATTTAGATAGAGGCATGGGTTACACCTCGTACCATTCTTTACCTTCAAACAATAAAGCTTCTGCTTCCCTTCTTCTAACCAATCCATCCAATACAATTTTTTTACCATCAACTGTTGCTTTGTTCCATTTTTTCATTTGATAAGGAACATCTTCGTATAACATTTCATTTAAAACTCTGAGCATTGAAGACGCATTTAAATTTCCGCCACCTAGATTAAATGTCCATGAAACTAAAGCATCAAACTGATTTTGATGTAATGGAACTGTTACAGCTTTATCTACTATTTCTTCAAATACAGATATATCTTCTTCTAATAGTTTATCTGCTTGTTGTTGTGTAACCAAATCACCTTCTTTAACATCTGCAGTATGTCCATAACCTATTGTCCAAACATTTGCTGCACATTTGTATGCGTTATATTCGCATCCTTCAAATTTTTTAATTAACGATAAACCTTCTTGTGATATGTTCATTTTTTTATTCCTCAGTTTTTGTAGTAACTGTTCTATAATAGACAACAACTTCTTTAAGTTCATTTATATACCTCTTTAACTCTTGCATATTATATGCCATAAGTTCGTAATCAGGCACAGACATAGCTAAGAATACCACCTGACCTTGTTCTTTCTCAACTCTGATTAAAAACTCATCTAAATTTTTATCTGAAACAACATACCAATAAGGTTCTTTTAAATCTATTTGTCTTGGTAATATAGGTTGTACTATAGTTCTTTCTATAGGTTTAGAAATAACCTCTATCTGTTTACTTGGTATTAGGCTGCAACTGCAAGCCATCATCAAGACTGTCAATGTTACGACTATCTTCTTCGATGCTATCAAATACATTTTTTGTTCCTTTGTTTACTCTAGGCTCTATAAGTCCAGGTTTTGCTGCTGCTAATCTACTTAAATCATGTCTTTTAAATATATCAAGATACCGATTCATTTCTAATTCTATTTCTTGATTGCGTGATTGTATAACTAATAAGCCTTGTGTCTGTGTAGCAAAGTCATTCTGCAATGATTCTATTGCTAACTTTTGTTCTTGGTCTCTTAATTCAAAAGCTTGATTTAAAGCAGATAATTTAGAATTTTGATTCCATAATAATAGTGTTGATAAAACCAACATTATTATAATTCCTATTAATATTTTACTCATAAGTATATATTTCCAATGCTTTAGTTTTACCTTTTACTTTAATAGATTCAAGTTTTTTAAGATGATATCCGCATAAACTTTCAGTAGATTCTCCAATTAATAAATCTACATTTCTTTCTTTTGTAGCACTTTCTAATCTAGCTGCAGTATTAACAGCATCCCCAATAGCAGTATAATCAAATCTAGATTCTGAACCCATATTTCCAATTACTGCATCTCCTGTATTTATTCCTATTCCTATAGCTATAGGTGGCAATCCTTCTGCCTGTAGTTCTACATTCAAAGTAGACATATTTTTTATAATATCTAAAGCACATTCAAATGCTATTTTTGGATGATTAAGTAAATCTAAAGGTGCATTAAATATAGCCATCATTGCATCACCTATATATTTATCTACCATTCCACCATGCTTTTGTACTGCTGACTGTTGTGCAGTTAAAGCTTTGTTCATTATATAAGTTACTTTTTCTGGTTCGAGAGTTTCCGACATAGAGGTGAATCCCCTAACATCAGTAAATAAGAAGGTAGCATATCGTTTTTCTCCGCCTAGTTTTAATAATTCAGGATTCTTTTGTAATTGTTTTACTTGTCTTGGGTCAAGGTAGTGTTCAAATTGTTTTTTTATTTGTTGTCTTAATTTATATTGTTCTCTAAATCTAAGA